ACAACAACGGCACGTCTGGCGTTGGCGCAACGCTAACCGCAACGGCTAACGGCCTGTTGACGGTTGACTCTGTTAGCGCAGTTCTTGGTTACCGTATTCTGGTCAAGGACCAGGCTTCGCAGGTGCAAAACGGCATCTATACGGTTAGTCAGGTTGGCAGTGGCTCCCTGCCGTTTATTCTTACCCGCGCGACGGACTACAACACGCCGGGGACTACGTATCAGTCGGTTGACGCTGGCGACTTCACGCTGATTTTAGCCGGCACCGTAAACGCAGGGACTTCTTGGGTTCAGACTGTGTTGCCTCCGATTACGATTGGCAGCACTGGGCTTAACTTTGTCCAGTTTGGTTCTGGAACGGTTCTTTATTCGGCAAGCACCGGGCTTGATCTATCTGGCACCAACCAGTTCAGCATTGCCAACACTGGTGTGTCCTCGGCAACTTATGGTTCTGCCTCTGCCGTACCGCAGATTGGCGTAAACGCTCAGGGCCAGATCACCAGCGCATCTAATACGAATATCGCGATTAGCGGATCTCAGGTTACCTCTGGGTCTGTTGCGATTAATCGGGGTGGCACTGGGCAAACCGCGCAAGCCGCTGGATTTAATGCCTTGTCGCCAATTACGACGCTTGGCGACTTGATTGTCGGCACCGGAACCAATACAGCCGCACGGCTTGGGATTGGGTCATCCAATCAAGTTCTTACAGTAAGCGGCGGCACGGCAACTTGGGCAACCCCAAGCGGTGCAACCACTCCTGGTGGCAACAATACGCAGTTTCAGTACAACAAAGGTGGCATTTTAGGTGGTTTGCCTAATTTGACCACTGACGGAACGAATACGCAGGTTAACAATTCGTCTGCGCTGCGGTTTTCAAATGCAACGACAAATTACGTTGCGTTCAAGGCACCGGTTTCATTGTCGGCAAACACCACTTGGACGTTGCCTGGAACGGACGGGACAACAGGTCAAACAATGGTGACCAACGGCTCTGGTACATTAACTTGGGCCACCCCAACGCTTACGCCTGTTGCACCAACAAACTATGCTTTGCCGGAAGTCTCTGGCACCGCAACCGTTGGTCAAACCTTGAGTTGCACGACCGGCGGCTGGAACGGTTACCCAGCACCGACTTACGCATATCAATGGGTTCGAGGCGCAGCAACCAACATCAGCGGCGCTACATCGTCGACCTATACGCTAGTCGATGCGGACTACAACAACACGGTGAAATGTACCGTCACTGCGACCAACTCGGCGGGTAGCGCAAGCGCAACGTCTGCTGCAACCGCAACTGTTGCAGGTACGGTTCCCGGTGCTCCAACGATTGGCACGGCAACCGCTGGGAATGCCCAAGCTGCTGTTGCGTTTACCGCGCCTGCTAACACTGGCGGTCCTGCCATTACTAGCTACACGGCGACATCGAGTCCCGGTGGGTTTACTGCTAGCGGGGCATCGTCGCCTCTTACTGTGTCTGGCTTGACGAACGGGACGGCGTACACGTTTACGGTAACAGCTACTAACAGTGTCGGCACCGGGACGGCGAGCGCGGCCAGTAACAGCGTCACGCCAACGGCAATTGTGCAAGATGCCTCGTTCGCCTACGTTCCATTGTTGCTAGAAACAACCAGCACTAACGGGCAGAACAACCAAGGCACAACGACCACTAACGGGTTTCTTGACAGCAGCACCAACAATTTTACTATCACCCGCAACGGAACACCGACGCAGGGTTCGATCACTCCGTATTGGCCAAATGGGCAGTGGAGCAATTATTTTGGAGCAAATAGCAATTATTTAACCGCAGGATCTTCGGCAACTTTGGCTCTTGGGGCAGGTGATTTTACTGTTGAGTTGTGGGTGTATGTAACTGCTTACAACACAAACACTTCTACTGTTGCAGATTGGAGAACAAATGGTGGGATTGCAACAAATATTCCACTTCTTACTCTTTCCGCATCTGGCGTGCCCACATTTTATGCAAACGTTTCTTCTGGCGCTTTAATTACAGGTAGTTCTGCTGTTCCTTTGAATACATGGACTCACTTGGCAATTGTACGAAGTGGATCCGGGGCGTCTAATGTAAAAATGTATTTAAACGGCGCCAGCATTGGAAGCGGAACAAATACAAGCACGCTCGGCATTGAAACTTTAGCAATTAACAACCCGCAAGCGCCATCTTTTAATATATATGTGCTATATGGATATATGTCCAACTTCCGTATAGTAAAAGGCGTAGCAGTCTACACCACTGGATTTACACCCTCTACAATTCCATTGACCGCAACGCAAAGTGCAAACGTAAACGGAAATCCCTCTGCGGCTATTACTGGAACTCAGACCTCTCTCCTTACCTGCCAATCTAATCGGTTTGTTGACAACGGTACAGCAAACTCTGGGGTAGGTTTCCCAATCACAGTAAACGGCACCCCCCGCGTCCAAGCATTCCAGCCGTTCTCCCCGGCTGCTGCGTATACTCCTGCGGCGTATGCTGGGAGCGGGTACTTTAATGGTAGTAGTTCGTTAACAGCCGCTTATAACGCAGCTTTTGATTTGGCTGCCGTTGATTTTACAATTGAAACTTGGGCGCAAACGACTGATTCGTCTTCAAATTACCCGGCTATGGTGGGTAGATGGCAATCTTCTGGGAATGCTTGTTGGGATTTTCGCCCCAGAAGTATTGATATAGGAAACTTTTTTTGTTTTGTATATTCAACCAACGGTACAAACAACACAGCTATTAACAGCAATACTTCTATTTCTGACGGGGCTTGGCATCACCTTGTTGCTGTTAGAAGCGGAAATAATTTTGCTCTTTTTGTAGACGGCGTTAGAAAGGCGACTGCAAACTTTTCTGGCGTTACCATTTTTAATAGCGCCTCCGCGCCACTAAATGTTGGGTACGACCCTTTTGGAGCAACTTATTACACGGGTTATTTATCAAACACAAGGGTTGTTAAGGGAACCGCAGTCTACGATCCAACGCTGACAACGCTTACTGTACCCACCGCGCCTGTTACGGCAATTACAAACACCAGTCTCCTGCTCAACATGACCAACGCAGGAATCTACGACGCCGCAGCGCAGAACGTAATAACGACGGTTGGGGATGCTCAGGTTAGCACCACACAAAAGCAGTGGGGTACAACCAGTATGAAATACGACGGTACCGGAGACTGGCTGACGGTTCTTGACAGTCCGCAACTTCAGCTTGGCACGGGCGACTTTGTGATTGACGGATGGGTTTACTTGTCAGCCAACGGCATTGTTTACGGGCTTGTGAGCAAAGGGACGGCGACAACAGGATGGTCGGTCAACGTAACGGTATTGAACAAACTTCAGTTTAGCTATACAACGTCTAACTTGACCGGAACAACATCATTGGCAACCGGAACTTGGTATTACTTTGCTGTTGTTCGTTCAGGTAGTGCGACAGGAAACCTGAAGGTTTATCTAAATGGATCTGTGGACGCCACTAGCGGCGGCGCTGTGACGGACAACTTCAATCAAACAAGCATTTTGTATGTTGGCGCAGATCGAATCGGGACCAGTGCTTTGAATGGTTATTTGCAGGACGTCCGGGTTACCAAAGCCGCTCGCACTATCACTTTGCCAACCCAATCATTCCCTGTTCAGTAAGGATTAAAAATGTTACTTGCAAACATCAATCTTGTTGTCAAAGACAGCTCGGAATGGTTTCCGTTCCAGAACTTTGGTTCTACCGGACCAACGCTTGAGTACATCCGTGAATGTGGGTTTTACCCAATTTGCGTATACAAGCCCTACGACCATGCAACGGAAAAGCTAGTCCCTGCCGCTCCTCATTTGATTGACGGTCAGGTCTTCACTGTTGATGTTGCTCCGATGACGGAAGAGGACCTAGCGCAGCGTATCGCAACGCAATGGCAGGTAATCCGCACTCAGCGCAACCAGATGCTCAAAGACAGCGACTGGACCCAAGTGGCAGATGCCCCGGTAGATAAAGCTGCATGGGCAACGTATCGCCAGGGGTTGCGCGATATTACGACCCAGGCCGATCCGTTTGCTATTCAGTGGCCTACCAACCCTTGAGGCTTAAATGGAACTGCTAAATCCTTTATCTCGATCCAACTTTCCAGCCCAGACCGCATCGTTTAGCGGCACGGCTGGATCAACGACTGGTTGGAACACTGGCCCAGAGGGCGTGATGATTTGGTCGGATCAGCCGTGTTATGTTGTTGTTGGCGAAAACGTCACGGCAACAACGTCTGATACGCCGATTCCTGCATTTACGCCGATTCCGTTTAAGATTCAGTCATCCGTTTCTGGTGTCTGGCGGGTGAGCGCGATCCAAATTTCGTCAAGCGGCACAATTTACTGCAAGCCATTGAATAAGCAATGAGTTACTATGGCGTTGACATTCGGAATTCGCTGCCCATAGGTTTGGGTGGCATTATTTCGTTGCTTTCCGGCAGCGGTAGCAGTCTGCCTTTGGTGTATAACGCGCTGTTGATGGAATCAAATGATTTTCTGTTGCAAGAAGATAACGGCTTGATTTTGCTGGAGAATTAAACTGTACCGGCCCAGTTGACCGGGGAATCTCAGGATTCACAATGTCCGAAGAAGTAGTAGCGATTGAAGCGGAAGTAGCGCCCGCGCCGGAACTGGATGTCACGGCGACTCCAGAACCTGTAGATACGCCGGAAGTTGCGCCCAAGACCTTCTCGCA